AGTCAGAAGGCCAAAGATTTGCTAGACTGCAATCAGAACAACTTGATACCTACACAGAGATTGCTAATAAAGCTGGCAGAGAAATGAAAGGATTAACCTTTGACAGACCTTTAGATGCCGCTAGGGCAGCTGATATTGGTATAAAAGGTCAAAGAGATGTTCTACAAGGCATGATAAATCTAGAGTTCGTGCAGGATATTATGTCCATCTTAATTGAGGAAATATCAGACCAAAAAACCTTACAAAGAATTGGTATAAAATTAAAAACCATTGAACAAAAACACCGAGATATATAAATATGGCTAAAGATGTGGTAAGTGTTGAGGGCGCATTTAATATGTTGTCTGATGGGCTTCTTGAACAAAAAAGATATGAAGTAGGTTCTTTTAGAGAATTTATTGAAAATATATGGGCCCATTCATTTGACAATCCAGAGTATTTTAAAGCATGGCATGTAAGTTTACTTGCGGAAGATGTTGAAGAATGTTTAGCTGAGGGGTTAAATTATGTAGGAATATTGCCTCGAGGGCATTTTAAATCAACTATACTAGGGCATGCCTTCAGTGTATGGAGGCTATTAAAGGCTCCTAGAGATATGTCTATACTTTACTTATCTTATAGTGATGGTATGGCTAAATACCACATAGCGGAGATAAATAAAATAGTTGCTAGAAACCCAATTATTCCAGAATTACTTATAAACAGAAACCCACAAGCTGATTTTTCAGCTAGATTTTATAAGAACAGTCAACCGATGGAAATTATGCATGGTGGGTTGTTTTCTTTCAAAAGAGGAATGCACGTGAACGGGGCTTTAATTGCAGATGACGTATTAAGGGACCCGGAGAATCCATTGAATATGGGGCAGATAACTAAGGTTGAAGACCACTTCATGACAGAATCTATGTTCATACCTTTGAAAACTGCACCTGTTATTGTAGTTGGTACGCCTATGATGCCCGGGGATATTTTATCAAAACTACAAAGCGATGAGAGATTTAAAGCTAGAGTTCTTCCTGCGCTAGACCCAGTACCCGGACGAAGGGTGTTGGCTCCTGAAATAATGGATGAGAAATATTTATTGGCGCAACAAAAAGCAAGACCCAAATCCTTTGCTTCAGAGTTTATGTTAGTTCCACATTTTGCTACAGAATCTTATTTTAATGAAGAAGATATTACAAAGTGTGAAGAAGAAACCTTAAGGTCCGCTCCAGCAACAAAACAATTTAAAGATTTAAAGTCTGGAGATTATGTGTTTGGGGGTTTTGATGTAGGTAAAAAGAAACATCCATCTCACTTGGTGTTGTTTAGAAAACGTGGGGAAAAAATTGAACAAATACATCAATCCTTTTTAGATGGTTGGAGTTACTCGGACCAGATAGAATATTTAAATGAAGTTGCTGAAAACTTTGAATTATCATCAGGCTATATAGACAACACTAGAGGAGAACTTGAAGACCGTGGATTAGACGCTAGATGGAGGGGAATGCATTTCTCTCAAAAAACTAAAAATACCATGGCTTCAGTCTTTGAAAATTTTGTCCATGGAGGTATATTAAAACTAATCAAAGATGAAAGACAGAAGCAACAGATTTTGTCTGTAAGCAACGAATTGAAAGCACCCGACACACCAATGGGACATGGGGATGCTTTTTTCTCAATTGCAATGGCTTTACAGGCAGCTCATGATACAGCATATAAGTTTGTAGATTTAGGGAGCGCAACAGACTGGTTCAATGCTATCAGCCCGGGAGAAACTCCCGAAAGTCGGAGAGAAGCGGTGGATGAAAATAAAGGGTTGGTTCGTAAAGACCCTAAAGCTAATCCGTTACAATTTGGAGTCATGGAGCCTTTGAATCCTATTGAAAGGAGTTCAGAAGCACCAAACCCTGCATGTAGAGAATCTGTATGCAACCCCCAATTTTGGGTACCTGAAAGAGGTTTGTGTCTTTATTGTGGACACAGACAGTAGTTAAAACAGACAGTAGTTAAAAGTATTTAGGAGAATTTAAAATGACATTACAAGATAAAACAGACCCACAACTTACAAAAATATCTGCAGTTACAGACCAAGCAGAAATTATTTTAAACCATAGGTACTATTTAAAAGACCCATCTGGAGAAGTGATTGAAACCGCATCAGATTTATTTTCTAGGGTTGCTACAGCAGTATCAAGTATTGATACCCTTTATGGTAAATTACCCGTAGACGCTCAACTAATCAAAAAAGATTTTTATACAATAATGTCAAACTTAGAGTTTATTCCCAACTCTCCAACACTTATGAATGCGGGCACTGAACAAGGGACACTTTCAGCGTGTTTTGTATTACCTTTAGAGGATAGTATGGAAGGAATAATGAAGGCAGCTACAGACAGCGCCATGGTTCAAAAATTTGGTGGAGGTACTGGATTTGCTCTTTCTCAACTTAGACCGAAAGGAGACAAGATACAATCAACACACGGGATTGCTTGTGGTCCTATTGAGGTTTTAAAGACACTATCAAGAGTGTCATCTATGATTACTCAAGGTGGAAAACGAGATGGGGCTAATATGGCAGTAATGTCTATATACCATCCAGATATTTTAGATTTTATTGAGTGCAAAAAAACAGAAGGTGATATACATAATTTCAACATTTCAGTTGGAGTAGATTCTAACTTTATGAAAGCGGTTGAAAACAACATGGATTATAATTTAATTAATCCTAAAACTAAACAAATAGTAAGTCAACTGAATGCTAGAGAAGTGTTTAATAAAATAGTCTATGGCGCATGGAGAAACGGCGAACCGGGAATGATATTTTTAGACCAAGTAAACAAAGACAATCATGTAAAAGATACTTACGGTGAAATGATTGCAACCAATCCTTGTGGAGAACAACCACTACTAGGAAATGAGTCTTGTAATCTAGGGTCTATAAACCTAGCTAAATTCCATCAGAAATCTGAAGGACCTACTTATGGGTGGGCCGAAAAAATGGATTGGTCTAGGCTTGAATGGGTAACAAGAAAAGCGGTTCACTTTTTAGACAATGTGATAGACGCTAACAAATACGCAACACCAGATATTGAAGAGATGACTAAATCAACTCGAAAGATTGGATTGGGTATAATGGGCTTTGCTGATTTATTAATACAAATGCAAATATCTTATGGCTCACAACTTGCTAGAGATGTGGGAAGCAAAATAATGAAATCTGTTAGAGAATGGGCAGATGACGAATCAAAAGAACTGGCTAAGGCTAGAGGAGCTTTCCCAGCGTGGGAAGAAAGTAATTATGATAAACAAACAGAAGTCTACAGGAATCATTGTAGACTAACAGTCGCTCCAACAGGAACTATATCAATGATAGCTGATACTTCTAGTGGGATAGAACCTACTTTTGCGTTGGCTTGGAAAAAACAAAATATATTAGAAGGAAAAACACTAAATTATGTCAACAAGTATTTTGAAGCAGATGCTAAAAAATATGGTTTTTATTCAGAAGATTTAATGGATTACTTATCAGAGGGGGGTTCCTTAGAATCCGTACCTGAGATTCCAGATTGGGCTAAAGAAGTTTATGCTACAGCACCAGAAATATCTCCTGAAGACCACGTATTAATGCAATCGGCTTTCCAAAAGTCTTGTGATTCAGGTATATCTAAAACTATTAATTTTCCAAATTCAGCAACTATAGAAGACGTGGAAGCTTCTTATATGCTAGCGTGGAAAGAAGCTTGTAAAGGTATTACAGTATATCGGGCAGGAAGCAGGGAAAAAGAGGTCCTTGTTAAGGGCAATAAGGATAACTCTGAACAACCGCATTTAGATGGTTTTGAAATAGAAGAAAATCTAATAAATAATCCAGACACACATAACATAAAATGTTGTAACAACCAAAATATTGTTTTTGAGTCTGGGTGTGAAACATGTAAGTCTTGCGGATGGAGCGCCTGTTTAATTTCATAGGAGGTTAAATTGGATAAAGAACAAAGAAATAATTTTGACAATACATTTTATAATCATCAAGAAGAGATGAAAGGTATTGCCGAATTATTGGATGGACAAAATAAAATACAAGAATCTATAGAACTTCTTGTTAAGAAGGTAGACAGACTAACTCTTTTATATACAGAGTTAGAAGAAAAATATGTACATGAAAACAATCTACTTAGACAAGAATTGGCGGGGAGAAGATAAATAGAGAAAAAGTAGTATAATATAAAGATAGAAAAGTTTTAGGAGAAGTAAATGGTAATAGGAAATATGCTTTCTGATTCAGGGCATCAATATATTGCAACTAAAGATGATAAGAATACTTGGAGAATACTAGATAGTTGGCACGCTGACTTAAAGATGATGAGCGCTGAGGATGATATTCCAGACGACAGTGTTGCTGTTAAGGTGCTATCTGAGGGGCAATTTATAGCTTTAATAAAAGAAGCCGCTAGTCAGGGTGTATTAGAAAATATAAACATATCTTCTGATGTAGACACCGCAGAATTAGAATATGAGCTAGATGAAAAAAACAGGGAAATAGAAAAATTAAAAGCACAGCTTAATACAACGACTCAACAGAAACAAGAAGTTGAAAGAACAGCTTCTCATACCGAAGAGTTTGAACTAAAGGAAAAAGCTATGGACAACATATTAAAGTTGGTGTCCATGCAAGATATGACTAAATTAAGCAGGGATTAATAATGAAACTATCCGAATATATGCCTCAAGTCCCTCAGATGCAACAGCAGATGGCGGACCTAAACAAACAAATTAATTTGTTAGACGTTATGAAGTCTACTGGGGATACAGGAGCGGCTCCAACAATAGGGTTAGACCAAATAGTAAATACTTGGGTCCGACATCAAATGGCTTACCGCCAACAATTGGTTCAAGATTTACAGACTATTGCTATGTCTGTGGAAGAAATAAGGGGACCCATATCACACATTACTAGTGAGGTATTCAGAAGGGGTATTGAAATAATACCTGTGGTTTCTCCTAAAGAGCAAGAGCCTGATAAAAAAGAAAGAGCTAGACTAGATAAATGGTTAGCTGATTGTAATTTGTTTGACCAGTCTTTAGAAGAAGTTCTTAGGCAATTTCATCATGATGTAAACACACTTGATGATGGTTTTATATATTTAGCCAGAGAATATAAAGATGAGGGTGAGGGTAAGATTACATCTAGGTTGAGAGAAATCAGAAGATTAAATCCAGCCCTAGTAGAATTTGATTTAGACCAAGCAGGATTACCTAAGAATGCGCATTGGACTTGCTTGATACACAGAGAAGTTGTAAATGAAGGCAAAGGTACATGTGAAAACGATGGTTGTAAGGCAAAAATGGTGCCTGTTATGTATAAGTATTATCATAGAAACCAACACATGTATTTCACAGATGACGAAATAATTCATTTATCTAAATTCTCACCATCTGAAACCTATGGGTGGTCACCTATATTAACTATTTTTGAAAAAGCGCTAACTTTAGTAGGTATGGACAAAAACCTGTATAGGTACTTTTATGAAAGAAAAATGCCGGCAAGTATGTTAATGGTAACAACTGACGACCCTGAGTCATTACGTAGAGAAAGAGAACACATTGCAGCTCAAACAAGAATGGACCCTAACTATATACCTATGGTAGCGGTTTCGGCTAGAAACCAAAGAGGCCGAGTAGACCTTGTGAGATTATTTCACAGTTTAAATGAGATGGACTATCTTCCTGTGAAGGATGAAATAAGGGAACGTGTGGCATCTATGTGGGGTGTTACTCCTGCATGGCAAGGTGCCCCGGAAGCGTTTGGAGGCATGTCAACACAAACCCAACAACTAGTAGTTATGAGTCGTGTAGTTGAAGGAGACCAAAGATTATTTAAAGAAAAGGTATTTCCAAAATTATTAAAAGCTTTTGGTATAGAGGGATACACTTTAGACCTACCTCAACCAGAAGAAAAGGCTGATACCACAAGGTTAGCTCTGGCACAACAAAAAATATCTATTGCTAATCAGTTTGCTCAACTTGGTTTTGACATAACCTTGAAGGAACAAGATGTAGAATTATATGATGCAGACTTTGTAATAAGTGGTAAACCTGTACAAATGGCTAGAATACAAGCTGAACAACAGGCTTTGAACTTAGCGCAACTGCAGCAACAAATAGAGCAGCAAGAACAAATGGCTGCGCAACAAGAACAAATGATGGCAGAGTCAGAAGATACGGGAGAGCCTGTGGAAGAGGCAGAAGCTCAACCAGTAGAGAAAGCCTATAAACCGCCCTCACAAAGAAAATTTAAAGGTAGGATGGGTGGAGTTACTCCTGACTGGCATGACAAAGCTCCTGATGAAGAAAGAGATATTGATGAGTATGCTGAAGCACGCTCTAAAAACAGTCTAACTTTATCTAAAAACTGGGTGGAGTCTTTAAATGAAAAAGGGTTTACAGTGCCTATAATAAAAGAAGTGTCTCCAGATATGACTAAGATATGGTTTGTAGACAGTAATACAGACTATGTAGCTAACCTGTCAGGTAGTAATATAGTAAATATTGAAAAAGCCATGTTTGGTGATGCCACTAGATTTAGCAGGAATAAACAAGAAGGACGGAAAGCCGAGGAACCTACGGAAATTAATATAGATGACGACTAATTATATAAAAAAAGAAGTGCAAGAAGTTTATCGGGTAGACCATAAGTTACCTGTTAATAAAATACAAATACTAAAAGCTGAAGGTAAAATAGACAAAGGCTTACTTGTAAAGCTGCTTGAAGATGGAAGTTACGAAGTAGCATACTGGTATAACAAACCAGAAATATACCCAATTGAAATTGAAATAGATGGAGAGTCTATGAAAAAAGATGCAAAAAAAGTTGTTTTTAAATTCCACCCCGAGTTAGAAAAGCTTGTAAAAGAAGGTGGTGGTAATGGTGGAGGCGGCAATGGTGGAGGCGGCAATGGTGGCGGCTCTT